CTATATCTTGTGCTTCATCCAAGAATGCGTAGTCTATACTCAGTCCTCGTATCGTTTCTGGTTTCTCTGCTGAACGGAAGTATATTCTACTACCATTTACGAGGGTTATTATCTTCTCACTCTTGTTTGCTTCTTTGGTTATACCACTTCCTTCTATTGCATCTATTATCTGTGATAGTACCTTGATTGCCATGGAGTAGTAGGGAGACACCCATAGTATTGTAGTTCTTGGAGTGTTTATCCCATAGTATAGTAGCATGTTTATCAGTAGTAGTGTCTTACCTATCTGTCTTCCGCATACAAGGGTATAGAACATATCCTCCTTACCGATTATATCATCTATTATATTTCGCTGGAATTCATATGGTTGGAACCCTTTATACTGCATTCTTTTGTTTTAGTTCTTCTATTTCTTGTTCCAATTTCCATACTCTCTTTTGGAGAGTATCAAAGGCAGATATATATTCTACCTCTCTCTTTGCTATCTGTGCTCGTTCTTCCAATGCACCCAATGCTGATATTAGTTCTTCTGCGTTCATTAGTTAAAATCAAATGATATACTACTTGTGGTTTCGTTCTGTATCTCCTGTCTTTCTATATACCCTCGGTGTTTCCCTTTGGTTTTTAGGTAGAAGATTGTTGCAGTTGTGTTCTTATCTTTGATTTGTTCGTGCAACTTACTCTCTGCAAAGTCTACTGCAATCTCGGTTATATCTTTTACCTCCCTTGCAAACTCTGCATCTTCGTTTAGGTATTTGTAGAATGTTGTTCTATCTACTCCTACTGATTTACACGCTGAGGTTACTACTCCAAGTGTTTGTGTCAGTGCTTCTATCAGTGCTCTTTTAGTCTGTTGTTTTTTGTTAGTTCTAGCCATCTCTATTTATCCTTTTTATGAATGCATCATATGGTTCTCTTACGCATGATGATAGTTCTATATAACTTTCATTGTGTTCTGGAAAGGTATGCACTGCAAAGTGGCTCTCTCCTAAAAGAAAAAGAGCCGTATATCCTTGTGGTTGGAAGTGGTGTTCTACATAGTTTAGTATAGTAAATCCACTATCTTTTAATAGTTTAGTATATTCTTTGTATAGTTTAGCAGGGTTAGTTTCATCTATCCATGTGCTATAATTGTGCATCTGTGCCTTCATTCTATAATATATTTACATCAAACTCATCCATATACTCCAATTTAGGGTATATCTGTTTTATTTCTTTTGGGTCTCCTTTGTAAAAAACGAGTATATTTTGGTGGCACTTACCTATCTTTCTCCACCCCATATACCTATTTACTCTCTGTGGTAGTGTTCCTAATGGTTCTACAAGTATTAGTTCATTGTATAGTTGTGCTCCACCTTGTACCATTATCGTATTTATATCATCTACGAACCTTCGGTAGAACCCATCGTTCTTTCTTATATCACCTATCACTATCGTTGCAAACCTATTATCTTTTAGGGTTTTTAGTCCATCTGTTAGTGCATTTCTTATTATCTCTATAAACTCCTCATAGGTATCTTGGTTACTTGCATCGTTCTCTAAATCACTATACACTTCTAAATCAAAGTAGGGTGGGCAGGAGAACATCATATCTTGTGTTCCTTCTCCTACATGTTTTAGCACATTCTGGCCATCATCATTTATATACTTTCCACCAAACTCTTTTACTCTGGCGTTATTTACATCTGCTTGTTCCTTACGTATTTCTATACCTGTAAAGTTATATCCTCTGTATCCACTTATATATCCCATTACAGTATCTCCTGCAAACGGGTCAATTATATTTCCACCTTCTATACAAAACCATTTAATTAGTATCTCACTTAAAACTGGGTCAAGTAAAGAAACGCCATTATTATATTTGTCTATCATACCTGCATCACCAGATAGTGCTCCTTCTCTCGTTTCTCCGTTATCTTGTATTAGTGTTCTCCATAATCTTTTTCTTTCCATCCAATAGCCTTGTCTTGTATCCAATATACTAAATGGTGGCATCAAAAAAGTATCTACTAATTTACCATGTGCTTCTTCTACTTCCTTTTCTACCTTTTCTTCTGGTGATAGTACATCCAATCCCCATCCTTCTAGTTCATCTATATCCCATTCGTTAGCGAGTACATCCCAATCCCATTCACCAAACCCTACATTATCTTTTACTATAAACTCTCGTTTCTGTTGTTCAGTTAGTTCATCTGCTTTGATAATGTATATTTCTTTTAGTTTAGCATCTTTACACGCCTGTAATCTCATATTACCACCCAACACTATCATATCACTATCTACTACGATAGGTCTTATTTTTAGCATCTCTGGAAACTCTTGGATAGATTGTACTAATTTCTTTCTCTTATCCTTACTGATTGTTCTTGGGTTATCTTTGTTAGGTTTTACCTCACTTATTTTTACTTTCTGTATATTCATTATTTTTTCTTTGTGGTTCGTTTTTTTCTTACTGGTTTAACTGGTACTGATTTAGCCTTAGGTTCTTCTTTAGCACTATCTATACTCTTTTCCAACTTACTTACATCAAACTCTACCTTTACGTTTGATTCTTCTATTGGCTCTTCTTCTTTTATCAGTGCCAGTTGTGGTAGTAGTGAGTGGAACCTTTCTGTAAATCTTATCTCATCACTAAAAGTATATCCACTTATCATTACATTTACCTTATTTACTGTATCCCTATCCATGCAGGTACATACATGTGGTCCTCTTCCTTCTTGTGGCCTGAAGTAGTTAAAGATTTGGTATAGGGTGTTCCTATCCATTTCTTTAGGTCCTTTACCTTGGTAGTTTTCTATATAGAAAAGTATTAGTGTTTCTTGTTCTAGCGTTAGTTTCATCTTATTGGTGTTTGTAGGTATATGGGTCTTGCTTTCTTAATCTATCTATTTTCTTTTTCATATCACGGATTTCTTTACACGTTAATCCGTTCAGGTAGTCTTCCCTCTCAGCACATCCGCATGATTCATAACCAAGTTTATTGGCTATCCATTGTGCTATTTGGTATCCATTACCAAGTGTTACTATGGTTATTACTCCTTGTAGCATTGTTCCTAGCTTTATATAACATCCTATTTGTTTCATATCTATTAGTTTAGTGTCCATTTATCTTTTAGGTTCTCATCATATACTCGTGTTCCATACTTACCCGTTTCTCTATCAAAGTAGTGGGTTCTGTTTCGTATCACTCTCCATACTGCTGGATAGGATACTCCCCACTTCTTAGCAACTTTCTTAAAAGAACCGAGTGTTTCATAATCTTTACAGAGTTCATCTCTGTGTTCTCTTAAATATACTCCATAATTATCCTTTGTAGCCTTTATACCATTACCTCTATGAGTTAAAACTTGTAGGTTAGTTAAACTATTGTTAGTAGTATCACCATCCTTATGGTCTATTTCCAATCCTTTCGGTATATTACCTCTAAAGGTTTCCCATACTAATCTGTGGATATAATTTAACCTACCGAGTTTTCCACTACCATCGTATAATCTTACTTGGAAGTAGCCTTTTTTAGATTGGGTTGCTCGTTGTGGTTTTAGTTTTCTTGGTTTTAGTCCTTTTAAGGAATATACTGTACCATCTTCTGTGATTGTATATGCGTTGTACCCTTCTATTTTTTTTGTATTCATATCTTATTTTTTTAGTTGGTTTAGGTATTCTACCACTTCCTTTCGTATATACCCCTTTATAGGGTTTTTAAGTGGCTTTAGTTTGATTTTGGATATAGTATATCTTATTCCTTTATACACTCCGTATCCCATTGTAAATGCACCTACGAAGGGTAGTGCATCATTTAGTATTCCTATCATAATTGTTCCCATGCTATTTGGTTTTATAGTTTTCTTTATTGAAGCTCATTCTTATATTTTTCTTGATGTTGTTTATATCCTTGGTTATATGGATACGATTTATATTATAGTATCTACTCATTTCCCGTTGTGAGTCACCTGATACAAAGTGTTTCTCTGCTATGGTTCTTTCATATACTGGTAGATTACCTATGTATAGTTTTACATCTTTGGAGAGTTTTTCTGTGTCTTGGTGGGTTTCTACTTTATCTTCTATCCCTTCTAGTATATCATCGTTTATTTCTACTGATTTTAGAAGTGTTTTTTTATATTGGGTATAGAATGGAGAGGTTGATGAGTTATATTGTATATGCACCATCTTGATGATATAGTGTTGTACTTTATCATCTTCTACTATTTTGTTTGTATAATCACTACCTTTTTCTAGTAGGTTTAAGATGCAGTCTTGTAGTAAATCCTCTGTATCCTGATGGTTACGAGTTACTGCTTTTACCTTATTTAGTATTTCGGTATAGTGCTTTTGTATATAGTTTCCTATCATTGGATTACCTTTCCCTTTAATATAAGTATAGTATAATTATATTTAACGTAAAAAACCCCATAGATTTTTTCTATGGGGTTTTAATTTACTATTGGTATTTTCTATTCTACTATGGTATATCCTCTTAATGTGTATCTTGTAATTGCAAACTCATTTGTTGCTTCTACTTCCACGATGTTTCCATCTAATTCTAATTGTATCATATCTTTATTTCCTTTTAATTTATACTACTTGTGTCCAACTTCCATTATAGAAGAATAAGTTTGAACCTGATACTGCCAACTCACCAACCACTCCACTTGGTAGTGGGTCTTGAGCAACCATTTTGAGAGTTTCTGTAATCTGAACGGTTCCGTTGAGGTTTACATCTACACCGGTTGCATTTGCTAAACCAAGGTTATTTACTTCTAATCTACTGGTTCCATTACCATCTTTAGCTGTAAAAGTTTGTGTAAATGCAAAGGAGTTTCCATCTATAACGGTATTATCTAATACATTTAGAGTCTCCGTAATTTGAGTCTTACCATTTATATTAACATCTACACCAGTCAATCCACCAAGAGTAGCATTTTGCACTGATAGTCTTATAGTTCCATTACCATCTTTTGCAGTAAAAGTATCTCCTGGTGCTGTATTAGTTCCATTTACTATTATATCATCTGCAAAGTCAGTTGAACCAGATACAATTATATCACCACTTGATTTGAGGTTTAATAGATTCTGTGCCTCTATATTAACCGCGTTTATTGAATAATGATTCCAAGTGGATACTACTGTTCCATATGATGCTGCCTTTATGTTAAAGTTATCTACATAGTTCCCCGGTGAGCCAAAATCTACATTACTTGCACTTGGTGCGTTTAGATCACCAGTAGTAGTAAAGTTTCCAGCATTTAATAAATTACCATTTAACAATACATCTACATCAGTAAATCCTTTTAGAGTAGCATTCTGAACTGCTAATATTGGTGTTCCATTTCCATCGTTTGCTTGAAAAGTATTGCCTGGTGCTAAGTTAGTTCCTACTATCGTAGTATCACCACCATTTGTAAATGAACCTGTATTTTCTAAATTACCATTTATTGTAGTAGCATCATCTATTGCCACAGTTCCATCTAATATGGTATTACCATTTACTACTACATCAACACCAGTAAATCCTTTTAGGGTTGCGTTGTTTACTTGTAATCTTGGAGTTCCATTTCCATCCTCTACTTGTAAAGTAGGACCTGGTGCTGTATTAGTTCCATCTATCTCTAAATATCCAACTTGGTTAATGGTATTACCACCCAATTGTAAGTTAGAACCATTGAAGGATGCACCACCAAAGAATACTACCGGTGCATCAAATGGAACTGCAGGACCAAATGCACCATCAGTAGAAATACCAGCACCTTGGCTAAGAACGATTCCTCCAAAGACATTCATCTTATCGTTAGAACCCGAGGTTCCAAAGTTAGTCACTCCACTTACATTCATCGTTCCATCTACTATTACATTCGCTCCCAATACTCCCGCACCAGCATCATTTGCAACTGCAAATTTATTACTACCACTATCTTGTGCCAGTATCAAATAGTTAGGTGTTCCTAATGGATTGTTTACTTGTAATCTATAATCGGTGTAAATAGTATCTGTTGCATCTACTCTACCATTTACAACTGTATCACCATCTATTTGCAATCCTCTTGTAAAAGTTGGAGTTCCTCCTTGTTCTACTGTCATCCAAGGTGCATCTCCATAAGAAGGTAAATCCCAATCGTTAAATGATATTCCATTTGCATCAGCCTTAATTGCAATTACATTATCATATGCTCCACTATAAGCATTAACAGTTATTCGTCCTTCACTCTTTTCACCTACAAATAATCTACTTCTACCACCTGCAAATTCAGGTTGCCACAATTGTGCAGAACCATAATAAGTGCTAAAGAAATTACCTTGTTGTATAAGTGCATTGTTGTTAGAATCAGGGGTTTGTGTTATGGTTCCATTTGCATTTGTATTTCCATTTAACAATATTGATCCAGTGTCACCACCAGTGGATAGTCCAATATTACCACCAGCAAAAAAGTTTATTTCGTCTTGTTGTGATGTAAATATCAAATTGGTGTTAGGAGCACTCTTGAACTCTGCAAAATCAACACCACCTACTGTTTGTGCAAATGTTGTTCCAGCTCCACCAAGGTTAGAAAATTGTTGTCTTACATAACCAGTTTCTCCAATTGAGCTTGTAAATGGATATGATACTTCTGTAATACCATCAAACTTTGTTGGTGTTGATTGTATCACCTCTATTTTGCCATTTATAGTTTGGTCACCATCAAAAGTATTTGAACCAGTAGTTGCAAAAGAACCAGTATCTATTGTTCCTCCACCACCGAATGAACCAGTTGAGGTTGGGGTTGCAACACCATCAGCATTACCTACCCATACATATCCTTCTTGGATGTTTGGTAATCCTCTTACTTCACCCATCATTTGTATTACACCACTACCATTCACTGCAGATTTCTCTACATTTCCTAAGTGTTGTATCAAGTTAGTAGAACCAGTTGGGGCAACATTAGTATATCCTCCACCTACTCCTACAAAGATTTCATCTCCTGATGCGAAGATACTTGTATTTACTCCACCAATATATCCATCTAAAAGAACTATTCCTTCATCACCATTTGCTATATCCTCACCGGCTATACCACCTGCAGGCATTCTATCAGGGTTTCCTGCATCTGCTGGATAAACTCCTACAAGGTTTCCTTGTGTTCCACTACCCGTAAAGTATAATGGTGTTCCTTTTAATAATTCACCACCCGATAAGTTCTTACCAGTGGTTATAGTATTCTGTGCGTATAGTGAGTTGGTTGAATCTGCAACTACTCCATCTATTCTACTACCACTTAATAGACCCGTAGTATCTTGTAATATGATTTGTTCACTTCCACTTACTACTCCACTTGGTAGGGGTTCTATTGGTAGGTTAGTTAGTTGGGAACCATCACCGATGAATGAACCTGTAAAGTTAGAAGCAGATACATCACCATTTACTGTTAAAGATACTCCACTATCTACCGAAGATGAACCGTTCATTGTGATTTCATCGCCTCTAAGATTGAGTGTTCCATTATATCCATTTGATTGAACTGAATTATAGCTTACTCCATGTCTTAATGATACATCACCAGCAGTTGTTGGAGATACATTAGCGTTTTGTATTCCTGAACCATTTGTAATTGAACCAACAGTTCCCCAAGAGCCACTTAAAGTATTACCACCATAGGTATTAATACCTGTTAAAGTTGCATCGTTAAATGATGTTATATAATCTGGTCCTGATGTTATCCGTACCTCACCCGTTCCACTCGCATTTCTTAATGTTAGTTCAGCTACTGTATCTTGTATATTTAATGAACCAGTTAGATTTAATCCATCTATCCCATTACCCAATCCATCTACTAAATTACCAGTATCTGTATCTTTTTGTAGTAGTTGTTGGAATGAACTACTGATTGTTTGATTTGTTAAATTATAGTTTGCCATGTTCTATGTCCTCTTATTGTGGTAGATAGTTATATCGTGAGTTAGTTATTTTTAGTCCCATATCGGTTGCAATTTCTTCTATACCTCGTCTAAAAACTATTGGAGATTTATATTGTGTTGATGTATCCGGGAATATATCATCATTTATGTTTTGTTGATACTCTGGATATACGGTAGTGTTAAAACAAAGATAGTCTACTAATCTTTCGCTAAAGTATTCTGCTTTGTTTTTCACCGATTGTCTTTTTTTATCGTATAGTGCTATATCACTAGCAGAGTTGTTTTCTCCACCTTGTGGTACTACTAATCCTGCGTTTCTTGGTCGTAGGTATATCGTTTCCAAACTTTCGTAGTAGGACCAGTATAGTAGTGCATCTTGGATATAATCATCTACGAGTGTTTTGTAGTTGCCAGTTAGGGTTCCATTATCTACATCATCTATAATTTTATCATATAGTTTAGTTCCCAATAGTCTTGTTATATGAACTATCTGTGCCTCTCTTATTACTGATGATATCAAGTCAACATCCAATGCGTTGTTTATATCAGTAAATCTTTTTAGTTTTGCTTCACTTATTAGTAGAGTATTCTGCATTATACTATTCCCTTATTTTCGTTTATATTTAGGTCTGGTGTTACTTCCTTTTTTTCTATACTATCTTCTAAAACTTTATCTTCACCAGCATCAGCATCTATTGAGGTTACTACTTCGGTTTCTTCCCCATCATCAAATAGTCTTGTTGTATCTACTCCTATTGGTTCTGTATATCCATTTACCATAAATAGTTCTTCGAAGACTGATAGTATATCACTTTGTTTAGGTTCTATCACGTTTTTTTGGAACAATGCCATAGATTCCAACATTTCATCTCTACCACCAAGTTGTCCTTCGGTTTTGATACCTACCAACATTGGAGAGGTTATACGATGTGATGTTAGTATTTTTTGTAGTACCATATCATTTACAGTAGTATAGTATCCATCTGCTCCGTTCTGTGGTATAGGTGTTATGATTGGTGCTTCATCTTTATTAGCCACATCCATGTATATCAACGAACCTGCATTGTTAGAACCAGCATAAGATTGTCTTAACTGTCTCTCTATCGCTTCCCTTTCTTCATTATCTGCATCAGTAAAGGTAGTTATGGATAGCGAAGGTGCTAGTCCATTTGCTATATTGTTCTTATGGAAATTATCTATCTCAGCATCTAGCGAAATTATATTTAGACCACCTGTATAATCAGGTAGTGGATAGTATCTCATTCCTGGTCTATATGGGTTATAGTAGTATATCTGTGATGGAGAGCTTCTATCTACCTTGTTAAATCTTGGTATATAGGTTACTTCTTCATCCTTTACTCTTAATCTACCTTTGTTTTGGAACTCACTTGATACATAGTATCCTGGTGTTATACCTCTTTCATTACATCTATGTGCTCTTACATATGAAAAATCTATATGGTAGACATCAGTTATTTTAGTTCTATCGTTAGACCAGATTACTTCGAGTGCAAATCCACCGAATAGTGCTCTATCCAATGCAACTTTCTTAAATATGTCATTCCATGATTCACCATCTCGGTTAGCAACTTCTAAAACTTGTTCGTTTTCAGTAGTTAATCCATTTCCAATTATACCATCTTTGATTGCATTAATTGCAGTAGCATTGATTGCTGATTTATTATATAGTTCGATTATATAAGTTGGAAAGTCATTCCTTGTTCCATAATATACTATCTTACCTTTATCATCTTCAAAGGTCATAGTATCTGGATAGAAGTCATTACCATACTTTGGTATAATCATCATCTTGTGTTTATTTAATTTTTTTTCCATGGGTTATCCTGTGTATACTGTGTAAGTTGCATCTTCGTTTGATGATATATATGTTTCTTGATTTGGTTGTACTGTGCCTGATACAAAGATTCTATCTTGGTATTTTAGAGTAGAGTTTTGAGTTACACCATCATAATCTACAGCCAATGCTCCTGAAGAAGGTGCAGACCATAGCCTGGTTTCTTCTGTCCATGTATTGGTATTGTTAGTCCATATAAAGTTATTAAGTTCTATAATTGGACCATACCATACTTCTAAATTATAGGTTGTTCCACCATCTCCTTTGAGTTGGTTTCCAATGTAATTACTTGTAGAAGATAGATTAGTTTTTAGTACTGTCCAACGTGGGTTAGTAGGGTCTACATCATTGGTATAGGTTATACCTGCCAACTCTGTATTGTTTTGTAATGTAGGGTAGGTTATTATGTTATATACACTTCCACTATCATAGGAACTCGTTACGAGGGGTGTATCGTTCTCTTTTTGGAAGGTTATAGTATTGAGTTGGTTTTCTTTTAGACTTATCATATATCTCCTTAAAATAAGTTTAGGGGGTTGTTACACCCCCCTTACTTATGTTTCACTTATTGTGATACTGTAATACCAGTTAATGCATCTGCAAGTGTTGTACCTGTGATTACATCTGCTGGGTTAGGCTCTTGTGCTGTAAAGGTTAATGTATAACCATTTGCATCTCCTATAGCCGTTCCTGATTGTCCTTGTCCACCATTTAACTGTGCTCCAAATACTCTACCTACATAGAAGAACTTGCTACCAGATGCATCATTGTTAGTTTCCACTACAATTTTTAAGTCTGGGTTAGCTGCAAGTACTTTAATTTGATTTCGTACTGAAGTTTGTAATTTAGCGAACACGGCATTTACCGTTGCTTCATAGAATACTGTTCCATTTTCAGTTGAACCGTTGATGGTTTCTGTAAAATCACTTGTATTCCTTTGTAAATCGAACTGATAAAAAACTCCGCTACCATCTATATCACTGATTTCGTTAGAAGTATCTGTGATAGTAGTAACTGAACCAGAAAGGATGTATAGGGCCTTAATTCCACCTGTGTTATCTCTACACCCGAGTGCAAATCCGCTTGTAATATCGCATGCCATAATTTTATTCCTTTTTGTTTAGTTAGTTATTCAGTTATTATAAGTTGTTAGTTACCCAAAACTCTGGATATGCAACTTGTACACCTAATTTAGTAACGATCCTGTGCTTCAATTGGTCGCCATTAATGTCATACCATAATTGGAAGTTGTCTAGATCAGAAATTAAGTCAGTACCTACTACGATTTGTCTTGCTGGACCAGTTACGATTCTGTTAGAACCTTGTAATCCTACTGTACCTACTACTGTTAAGTTAGCATATGGGTGTTTCATAGAAAGCAATGAACCTCTGTTCTCTACCGCAGATGGGTCAAAGAAGAAGTTGTTTTGAGTTCTTAACCATACGATGTATTTGCGGAAGTTAGCTACTGATAAGAAAGTAGTTAGATCATCTCTATCTTGTACATCTACTGCTAAAGTTTCCAATTGTTCGTCAATTTGGTTACCGATGTTTGATGAATCTGGAGCTGATTGTGATACGAAAGTAGCACCTGATCCAGAAGCTAATAAAGTATTTAATCCTACTGAACAATCACCAGCTTCAGTTGTTGCAGTCCAGATAAATTGGTCATTCTTCTTTTGGAAGTTAGCAACCAATTGAGATGCATATTCTTCTACGAAAGCATAGGTTTCTGGATAAGAACCTTGTGGTCCTAATAGTCCAATATACTTTGTATCTAAATCTTTAAGACATAGTCCATCGTAAGATGTTCTTGTACATACTGTGATGTCTCTTTGAGTATAAGATACTGAACCTGATGGAGTAGATACGCAAGTGTTTCCATCTTGGATTACTAAATCAATTTCTTGTAAGTTGATTGGTTCTTTGTATTTAATTCCTTCTTTTACTGTTACGAACTCTGTTGTAGAGCCTGCGATAACTGATTTTACTAGCAATTCTCCTGCTAGTTCGTTGTTAAAGTTATCTAATGCGGTTACGTTAAATCCTGCCATTGTATTATTCCTTTTTTAATTAGTTTTTTCTCATATTAAGTAGTCTTTCGAACTGAGCCTTCTTTTTTGAGTCTCTTGGTTCATAAGATAAATCTACTTTTTTAGAGTTAGTTTTTGTTGTAATTGTTTTTTCGGTTGCTGGTTCTGCAGAAAAAGTTTCTACCTTACCTTTTACCTCTTCGATTTGTTTTGCGAAGTCTAATTTTAATGCATCAATCTGTGTCTTGAATTCTGCAGATAGTGCTTTGATTAGTTCTTCGTGCATGTCAAAAGTTTCGTCAATGATTTCTTCTGGCATTTCCAATTCAGTTTCCTCTTCAGGTGCTGTAGGGTATAGTTCAGTTATTACACCTCCCTCCACTTTGATAGTTATTCCACCTTCTAAATCGTGGTCACCATCTGGTGCTGGAATGTCACCATCCTCAGTCACTACATAAATCTCACTACCGATTGCTGGTTCTTCACCTGGAAATTTCAGGTCAATACTACCATCAGCAGTTTTGATTTCTCCAAAAGCAACTTCCTCTACTACATCTACTACCGTTTCTTCTACGAAAGTTTCTGTTGTAGTTTCTTCTACTGCAGGAGCATCAACTAAATTGAAGTGTTTTTTCACTAAATCTTTTAGTTCTTTGTTCATAATTTTGTTCCTTATTAGTTTTTGTTTGTTGATTTAGAAATTACCTTGTGCTTTTGAGTCTACAACTACCAATGTTTCTCCATTAGTCAACTTGTATTCTCCATCTTGCAACGTTACTGCTCTCTCTCCATCTTTTAATATAAATACGACCAAGGTGTTTTCATCTATTACGATTTCAGTTCCACTCTCGATTGTTCTGTAATAGAAAGTTTGTTTAGATTGGTTTATCATCTTATCAGCAAAGTATCCTTCTACGGACCATCCTAGCACCTTGCCTTCTTTGATATACTCATCCCAAACTTTCTTATTGTTTATTTTCATTGTGCCAAACCATGTACCCTTTGGGTATGTCTTACCCATCATTGCGAATGATTTATCTTTTTCTGGATCTTCTACTAGCCATGATTCTACGAGGGTTACATCTTCTACTACATTATCTTCTGCATGGTCTATATTTACTGATGATTGGTAGTTGTTTATCAAGTATTTATGTGCAATCTTTTCGATTGTTTCTTCACTAAAATATACCCAGTATTCACCTTGTTCTAAATCGAATCGGTAGATTAGTTTTTTCGGTACCATGATTGCTCCTACTACTAATCCCTTTTCTTTATTTTGTTCTGCGAAGGTACTTTTTATATTTGATTTCTTAAATGGTACTTTTACCCATTGATGTCTGCAGTATTTTCCACCGGCATACTTAAATATATCGTATATAAGTGAGCCTTTTTGTGCAAATCCACTATTCTCACCCGTATAGGTCATCTTGTTTATATCTTCTTTACGATATAGTTTATTCATATCGAGTAGAGTTCTACAAAATGAGCGAGTATCACTCTGTATAGGGGAACCTTTACCTGGTTGTACTCTGTATTGGTATCTGTATATCCTATCACCAGTATCTTCCAAAGAAGAAAGGTCTGCGGTGGATTGTATTACGAAGTGCTCGTCCCCCAACCCTTCACGAATCCAACCAGCAGCCTTTAGTTCTTCCTCAGTCTCCCCTACGGATTCTAGTTGTTGTATTATATTATCTTGTATTTCTTCTGGTAGATTATCAACTGATTCTTCATTTAGTATATCTTCTACTATTTTCTCGAAGATATATTCATCAGTTATGGGTTTTTGTTCGTTAAAGTAGTAGAAGTTTTCTTCTATTGCTGGTGTTTCTACCAACGATATACGATCTACTCCACTCGTTAAATCGAATTCGTCTATTTCTAATGCAATTATTTTCATTGGTTGGTTCCCCATATATAATTTATTATATATGCTTTGTTAAAGTGGTTAAAATTATAGTATTTTACCCTACACTGCGTTTAGCAGAGAGTTTAGCATCTGCTTCTTGGTTAGTAGTTACATCACCACTTACCACGTATGCTCTTACCATCTCGTTACTTGGTTTCTGTGCCTCTGCTATATCAAGTGGTCCTATCTGTTGTTCCAATCCACTCATGTTAGGTGTTTGTCCTATCCCACTTGGAACTGATGGTGTTGAGTTTCCACCTTTTGGTTTAGCAGAGTTGATTTGTTTTAAGGAACTTACTGTTGTTGCTGCAAGTAGAGCGAATTGAGAGATTTGGTAGGGTATTGCACCAAAACTCATTTTCTGTGCGTTATTTATAATACCTACTGCAGCTTGTCCTGCATCTACTAATACCATTGCTGATGCTAGTGCTTTGTTTTCACCAAATAGGGTCATCAGTGCACCTTGAATAGCATCGATGGATTGGTTAGTTACATCTCTTTTGTTTTGTGCAACTGCTTCATCATCATCCTTCTGTATATCATCATACGCTTGGTTCAGTTGTTTTTTCTTCTCGTTGAACAATTTGTTGATTGCTAGTTTCTCTTGTTCAGTTAGTTCTTCGTTAGCAACCTCCTTTTGTCTATCTGCTTCTAATAAAGCTAGGTTAGCAGTTCTTTCTTCTTCCAAAGAAGTTGCCTGCATCAACCTTATCTCATTTTCTATATCTATTACATTTTGAGTTGCAGCAGCAATTGCCATCTTGGTATCTTCATTTGCTTGGTCAGTTATTTCTTTCTTCTTGGTTAGATAGTTTTGTTCTGCCTGTAATCGTATTTTGGTTTTTTCTTCTTCACTTACTTTTAGTGCATCTATTTCTGCCTGTGCTCGTTTGTATTCTAAATCAAGTTTTTCTATATCACTCTTTGCAAGTAAATCTTGTGCTTCTTGTTCGTATTTTTGTAGTAGGTTTAGGGCTTCTTCTGCATTCTTTTTCTTTTCATCAGCTATTTCTTTATTTCTAGCCTTTCTCTTATCATCAGCTTCCTTATCCAACTTATCTTGTTCATCCTTGATTTCTTTATTTATTTTAGCATCAAGTATCTGTTGTTGTAAGAGGTTTTCTTCGTATTCATCTGTACCTTTCTCCAAAAGTTTTAGTTCCTCTTGTAGTTTCTTCTTTTGTAGGTCTAATGTCTTTTCTCCTGCTGCTTCTTGTAATCGTATTTGTTTATCAAGTTCCTTTATAGTAGTTTTAGTTAGTTTAGTTGCAGCATCATCTACTAATCCTATACTTTCTGCAAGGGAAGTAAATGCTCCTACTATACTATCTATGATTCCACTAAATGGTCCAAGTGCCTTCTTTATCAGGTCAAGTATTGCATCTCTAAAAGTATATATCAGTGCTCCTACTGCAGTTAGAGATACAATTAGTATTCCAAGTGGGTTCATTGCCATGATAGCATTGAATGCAGTTTGTACTACGTTATATGCTTTCTGTGCTGCAGATGCAACTTTGGTAGATTTAGCGAGTTTTCCAAACCCTTCACTTAAATCTTTCAGTCCCATACCGAATGATATAGCAGAGGCTGCTTTTCCTTCCAAGAACTCTAGTTTCTCACTTTCTACTCCAAGTAGTCCAAACCCTCCTACGAGTGCCTGGGTAGAACCTGCAAGGGTTTTGATTGCACCATCTGCAGTTTCCAGTTTATCTTCCAAGGATATACCTTCTATCTCTTTATTTAGGTTCTTTATACTTTTCTGTACGTTTTGAGCCTCTTTGGTTAAATCCTTAAATTGTTGGGTATTGGGTTTTATCAGTTTCAGAGCTGCATTTAACCCCTCCGCTTCTCTTTCCAATTGGGATAGAGTTTGTACTGATTTACCATCATCTATGTTGATTTTGTAATTTATGCTTTTCTCTGCCATACTAAATTATATTTTTTTATCATAATTGGTATAAATGATTTTAACCACCTGATATATTTTTATATAGTATTGTAAGAGTGGGTTTTATTGGATTACCTTTCATTTTTCCCACTCGTGCTATTTTATAGATTTTCTATATAGAAACAAGGGGACAATGGTTTATGGTATTCTTCATTCAGTCCCCTTTTTCGTGCAATATAGTTTCTACCATAGATTTTTCTTATAGTAGATGTTTGTATTATACTATTTTCTTATACTTGTATATTTTTTTTACGTTTCCGCAATGCGTGCATATTTATTAGTATACCATTAACCATAAATACTTAAAATCACTTATTATTTTGTTACTTCCTATGATGTTAGAAGACTTGCAGTATTCACTCTGTTCGGTTCAGCTAAAGTAAATCTGTATATGAATTGCAACTATCCTGCCTTGTAAGTTTCGTCCGCCACCCAATAGTTATTCACCATATCCAGTATCATTCATCTTTTAACTTACACAATAAGGGGGGTGGTTATCTCCAAAAATTATTTATATATTATATCAATCAAATTATCAAAAAAAGTATCATCCTCGATAGGAAAAGCTGATTAGTTCGAGGTTTCTACTATTATTTATTATTCATCTAAATTATTCAGTTATGGCATACAATAAAATTACACTAGCAACTCAGCATCGTTTTGAGGAACTTAAAGAGTATAGGGCTTATCTTAAAGAAAAGAAGGCTATACAGAAAAAGTATCGTTCCAAACCTTGGGATATACATACTTCTTTAGGTCCAGGCAACTATAAAGATAGTTATGATGAAAATTGGTGGAAAGAATGGCAATTATACAAACAAGATATGTTAGAGTTGTTATTTAGACCTAATGGCAACTTTCAGCAATTTACTTGGTTACTTATCAGCGAAAAAGAGGAAGAAGAAAGGGAACGAAGAGCTAAGGGGTATAACCGGAGTATCTACTACTAATCCAATCATACATTTGTTCAGCTATTAGTTTATAGCCAAGGTAGTTAGGGTGGTAGTCACCCACCCTCATACCATTTTCATCTTCCCATACACTTCTACTATTATATTCCCATACTGATTTATCATTCAGTATTTCATAATCTGCAAGTATATCACTCATACATTGTTCAGGTTCTACAAAGTTAGTAGTGTTGATATATTCTATACTATTATCATCAAAGGTTCGGTAGAAGGAGTTAAAGTATAGGTGTTGGTAGTTTTCCAGCACTTGTTCTGCTTCTGTATATACTTCTATTGGGTCACTATCTCTATATGGGTAAGACCACATTATCAGTATTATATCATCTTTATTTACGAACCCACTTTTTATAGTTTCCTTTACTATTTCCAGTATCTTTCTATTTCCTATACCACATACTCCAAAGTTTATTGCAGGTAGATTTAGTAGGTTAGCCAGTTGGTTAGGCCAGGAGTTTTGTTCTCGTAGTTTATCTATAAATGGTGGAGGTGTTGGGTCTTCTTTATATCGTATATCAGTTTCTACTCCATGTCCCTTTGTCCAACTATCTCCAAACGCTAGTATTCTACTCATGCTCCCCAATTAAATCTTGATAAATCAGCATTCTTACCCCACCACTCCATATCTTTCTTATGTAGTTCAGTTAGTGTTGGTATTAGTTCATGATGTGCACTCGTTGCTGAGATATTACTTCCTTTCATTGGTACACCTTTCAGTGCTTTACATGGTATAGGGTTCATATGGAACTGCCAGGTATCACCATAGTATAGTTTTAGTTCCTTTGGTACTTCTACCCAATTCCATTTATCAAAGAAGATTGCACACCCCCAGCCGTAGTTATGATGGGGTATATCTACTATCTCGTATTTCTTTTCGGTATTAGTATAGTTATCTTGGTGCATACCGAGTATTCCTATATTTTCACTCCAATATAGTATATAATCTAGCATATCAGTATCAAATAGTATATCATCATTTAGTATTCCTACCAAAGATTGGTCACTACACGCACGAACTCCTATATTCCAGGCTTCATTTACTACCCATTCATTATATGTTGGTGGTTGATATACTCTCCACTTACCGAGTGGGAACCTATGGGGGTAGTGTTTATGGAACTCTTTACCATTATCTATTATATGGATAGCTGATACTAAATCGTGTTCATCATATTTCTTTAGCATCTCATGTATATGCTCTGATTTCCATAGGGTTGGTATTACTAATTCTATCATACTATTCTTCTTTATATCTTTGTTCAGCCCATTGTTGGGTTCTTATAGCATCTTTCATTTTCTTTCTTTTGATGATAGATGGTTTTAGGAACTCTCGTCTATCTTTCAGTTCTTCCAAGTGTCCTGATTCTATTACTTTTGATTTCCACTTTTTAAGGGCTTTGTTTATATCACCCTTCATTACTTTTACGTATGCCTTACTATTTTTCATATCATTTATTTTAAGCAACTTGTTTTCCCTACCTCTTGTACTAATTGGTAGTATTTATATCCCGCTAGGGTTGTATCTATGTCCTCTATTATATCTCCGTAGGGTAGTATTCCATTATCGTATTTTCCCTTAAAGAATCTATCCTTTTGAGTTCCCAATACTCCAGCATTATGGTAGAACCCAAAGGTTTCCCAATCCTTTACACCATTAGTATAAAACATAAAGTTAAATTCCTCGGGTACTGCAGTCAATCTTCCGTGTTTCCATGCAGTCCATAGTTCACTCCACATACTCATTGTCCAATGTTGTAATGGGTGGTAGTGTTCTCCCTTACTTTCCTTTTCCTTAGCTATTCTTGCTGAGATTGGTGGTATTTCTTCCCATAGTTTTAGTTGTAGTTCATAGGAATCTTTCCAGTAGGAGGTTGGTACTCCTTTCATTAGTTTCTGTGCACCTCCACTTCCTCCTTGGTTTCTTCTTACGAACCCTTTATCTAGTCCAGCAATCTCACACATCTTATCTAAAATTTCCTCTCCTTTTGAGGAGATATATTCTGCACCTATATACGAGATAGTATCACTTAAATACCATATATTATCATGCAAGAATGGCTCAAAATCAAAGGGTTTAGTAAATATAAAATCACTATCGTGGAAGAAGATATGTTCTTTTTCTAGCAGTGGGTTACTTATCCAATGTTTGTATAGTAGATGAGCCTGTATAGATGGTTGGTATTTATTATATTCTCTTGTATCTTTGTAGAAGAAGAATTGCACACCTGGAAAGTTCTTTATTAGTTTTCTCCATTCTATTGGTACTTCATTCCATGTTGGAACTAATCCTTGTACTAAATGTATTTGTTGGGGAGACACCCCCATATTTAGAAAATTGGTTATATACACTTCTGCCTCCCACGCAAAACGTGGGATAGCAGGTTGGCAACTTAAATAAATCATTCTATATAGTTTATCTATTATATATGATTTTTATATTGGTTATACACATGGTCCTACTGATATTACTATTCCATTCACATCAGTTTGGTAGTATCCACCCGTTACATTTTCTCTATAATACCCTGGTCCTACTTCATTTCCTAAATTACATCCTGCTGTATCATATACTGTATATCCTACTTCTGGTATAGCTCCTGGCCCATCGTGGTAGTAGGTATTGAAAGCAAAAGTATTACATACATTTCCTAAAGTTGTTGGGTCACCACTATCAAATGAAGTGCATGAAGGTGCAACAGTTGTAGTGGTAGTCACCGGAGGTTGGGTAGTAGTAGTTACGGTACAAGTTGTAGCTTCAGTTGTCAATACCCAACTAAAAGTTCCACTCTGTCTTGCCACCGAACCTTGTTCAGCACAGAAGTCTGGTGTTCCACTATCTGCCAATACCACTACATCTTGTATCAACGTTCCTTCACAATCTCTGTATTGGAATGTTAAGTTTTCAGTTAAAGAGTTGTTTTGGATACTATACGTATAGCAACCAGGCACAGTCGTAGTGGTTGTAGTCACCGGAATTGTAGTGCTTGTAGTTGTCACCGGAATTGTAGTAGTAGTAGTTACTGGAATTGTAGTCGTGGTAGTAACTGGCACTACTGGCAAACAATCTCCATCTACGGTACATATAGTTCCATTCGGGTTGATATTCATACCCTCTATTCCTACGAATGGACTTCCACTTGGGCCATACTTAAATAAATCACTTGTAGTTCCTCTACTACATATTCCAAAGTAGGTAGAACCATCTTGCTCAGTTCCAATAGTTTGTGCTAAGTTTATATCTCTACTTCCACCTCCACAATCATTAACAATATAGTATAAATCTAATCCACCATCAGTTAATTGAGTATTTAGTACATCTACTGTTATACAATTACATTCTACTACGGTGGTGCTCGTGGTAGTCACCGGAATTGTAGTGCTGGTGGTTGTAATAGGTTGAGTTGTGCTAGTCGTGGTAGGTACTACGGTACAAGATGTAGCTTCTATTGTTAAAACCCAACTATTAGTTCCACTTTGTCTATATACACTACCTTGTTCAGCACAGAAGTCTGGCGTAGAACTATCAGCAAGAACTACTACATCTGTCACAGGGTTTCCATCACAATCTGTATATCCAAATGTTAGGTTCTGGCTCAAATCATTGTTTTGGATACTATATGTATAGCAACCAGGTACAGTAGTAGTCGTAGTAGTCACCGGAATTGTAGTGCTAGTCGTGGTTCCAATACAAGTATCACATCCACTTACGATTGTATATCCACTTATATCCAAACAAGATAAATCACTTGGGTCACATGCATCATAGATAGCTTTTGTAGTAGTTGATTTTGCAAAGAAGCAAGAACCAAAGATACTTGTAGCATCAGCACTATTCGGTGTTAAAGATGTTGTTAATACACTTGTAGTTCTTACTACTCTATCCAATCCATCAAATTGAGTGCCTGGACATCCTTCCATATAATAGTAGTTATACGGGTCTACTGTCGTGGTACTGGTGGTGGTTGTTGTAATTGGTTCGGTGGTGGTACTTGTAGTTACACATAGTACTGCTCCTAAAAACTCTCCATCACTTGCTATTTGCCAAGATTGTCCTGATACTACATCCAATCCATCTCCTACTCCATAGTATAAGTTTCCACCATTCCACGGAGTTGTTGCTCCTGCATCACTATATAATATATCTCCTACTACTATTGAGTAGAATGAATTTCTTAACGAGTAGAAGGTATATGGTAGTGGTTGGTCACATCCTCCTGCAGGTCCTCCTGAACCATTAGTTGGTGTTGCATGTATATCATAACTAAATGTTTGAGGCGAGGTAGTCGTAGTGGTAGTTATACCCAAACAATCGTTACAGTTAGTATATGTTGATGCAATAAAGAACTTAATGAATGGTTCTTGTTCGTGAGTTGATATCAAAGTATAGCATGCACCATTTTCTAGTTTTACTACATCACCTGGTGAGTAAGTTTGAGTAGCTACTATTAGTGTTGTTATAGGGAATGGGTCCTCACATCCACTACCACTCCAATATGTTTCTACTATTGGTATAGTTGTACTGGTGGTGGTACTCGTTGTGCTGGTACTGGTGGTGCTTGTAGTGGTGCTGGTACTTGTACTGGTGCTGGTCGTGGTGGTCGTTATCACACTACCACTTATTACGAAATTACTACATGGTTCTGGTATAGATTGTAGTTTTACACATTGGGTTTCTTCTGGTACGGTTATCACTGCAGTAGAACCAACAGTAGGCAGATTTATATTACTACCATCTACTGATTGAGTAAAGTTTATACAATCGGTAGAGTAGAATGCATCATAGTTTGGTCCAGAGTCATTCTTTTCGGTTAGCGTTATTAGTTTTAGTATATCTGCCATAATTTATTGTAGTATATTTATCCAGTTTAGTTCTTCTTCATTCCATCTCCAACCAGGTTCTGTTGTACTTGGTATTGGTATAGGAGTTTCCCATTTCCATGTTTCTTCATTTAGTATCCAACTTGGATAAGGTTGAGGTGCAATAAAGACATCATTTACTTCATCATATGTATATCCCACACCTGCATAGTTCCCTCGTATCGTATCATTATACGATGTCTGTATCCAAGTTCCATTTAGTTTTAGAACCTCGTTTATATAGGTGTTTCCATCGTTCTCGTATTGGTTATCTATTACGATTACTTCTGTTACTATTCCTTCTACTATCTTTGCAAAATGTGCCATATTCTATGCTGTATAAGTTCCACTTGTTGTAAATGTATGCGTGGTAGTTCCACCACCTGTTGTTACGGTTCCACCAGTTCCTCGTTGTGCTCCTGGGTAAGAGAATACTACTATACCAGAACCTCCAGCACCACCAGTCCAAGTTCCATTTACTCCACCACCACCACCGGCTCCGTGGTTTATTTGTCCTGGTGTTCCTTGTTCTACTGCATCTTGTGCTCCGTTTCCACCACCACCGGCTCCACCTTGTCCTGAACGAGTAGAACCAGTAGCACCAGAGTAAGAACCTCCACCACCTCCACCACGAGTACCACCCGCGATAGAAGTTCTACCATCTCCACCATCTCCTGCAAATGAAGGGGATGCACTATAATCTCCACCATCAGTTAGAGCTCCACCTCCACCTCCAGCTGCAGAGTATTGCCCTGCTAGTAAATCACCACTACCTCCATCATTTCCTTCAGCAGTTACTACTGCCGTTCCTCCAAATGTTGGGCTAAAATATGCACCTGAACCTCCACCACCTGAACCTCCATTAAATCCATTTCTTGTTCCACTCGCAGTTCCACTACCACCAGTTCCACCACCAGCAACACTTATTCCAAATGCTGAAGTTGCAGTTCCGTTAAAATCTATTGCTCCACCAGCACCTACTACTATTGTATATTCAGTACCAGGTGTTAGTGTTGGTCCATTTGTTAGAGCCTCATATCCACCGGCTCCACCACCTCCACCTATTCCTGCGAATTGTCCTCCACCTGCACCTCCACCAAACATTGCTATGGATATATCATAATCTCCAGCTACGGTTGTAGTGGTGGTAGTAACGGGTTGCGTGGTGGTAGTAGTGCCAGGTTGCGTAGTCGTAGTCGTACCTTGATAGTCTATTGCAGTAAAATCAAAGTTACAGTTGTCTATTGTTACATCAGTATAGTATGCTGGGAAAAGACGTATTAGTTCTACCCTTGCTACATCATCGTTAGATAGGTTTATACCACTTATCTTATTTATTCTATACCTTTGGTCCTTTACGAAGATTATATCGTTCAGTTGTATATCTTTATACTCATCTTGCCTGAACTTTATATCTACTACTAATTTTTTAGAACCATCCCAATACAAACTATTCACATAGGTTTCCCAATAGTTTTGGTAGTTATCTGTTCCACCATAGGGGTTTAGGTCATCAGGTATGAATGCACCATAATCATTACTAAAGTGCAGGTCTTTTGTTCCTTGTACCGCAGGTACTTGGGATAGGTTACTGATAGTTGAGTATTCTTCTACTGCCTGTGCAGTACCAGAGTTTCCTATCCATATTTGATTGTTAAATGCTCCTACTGGTGTTAGTCCATCTACTTTATATCCTAATCTATTCTTGAACTTAAAGGATACTTGGTTGTTGTTTTCATACTTGTATAGGTGGGGTAGTACAAAGTTAGAATCACCGAGGTTGAATTCGGTTACTCCATCAAGGTTTAGTGAGCCACTATCTATTGCAGAACCGAGTATTACGGGTGCAAATGTTTTTCCTATCTCCTTTTCACCTTTCGGTATATTGGAACTTGCGATTACTCGTTGGGTTCCATATTGGAAGTTAGGGTCATTTTGTTTAGTTACTACTGAAAATCTATCGTTATCCTCTGCGTTAGTAAATCGTAATTCCTTTTCTTGTTCCTCTATCGTTTGGGATATAGCAACTCTCTTTGCGTTATTTACTTTATCAGTCCAATCTACGTTTCTACCTTGTCTTACCCATGTATCAAAAGTTTCTATTCGTAGGGTTTTATCTTGGCCTGGTTCTGGTGTTACTACAAGGTTAAAGTGTTCTATAAATCCATTTAGTAAATCTATGGATTTAGTCTTACTCTCGAATTGTAGTGCCATATCTACCGGTGCATTATCGTATATACTTAATGCTTTCGGTACTCGTAGGTAGGTATTATCACTATTATGTAATACGAATAGTTCTAAATCAGCGTTAGGGTTAGTATAGGTTACTGTCACTCTTGGGTTATAGGTAGTTCCACCTACTAATGTCACCCTTCTATTCAGTCTTACAGTTGTATTATAGGTTCCTGGTGGTAAATCTATTGTTGTTCCCCACCCAGCAAAGGATAGGTTCAGTTGTTGAGTATCTGCTTGTCCTGCATCTACTGATAGTTCCAATGATACATCTATTACATATACACCAGTATAGGGTGGGGTATAGGTAAAGGTTACTGGGTTATAGTTGTTTCCAGGGTCTGCAATCTCTGTATCAAACTCTAGTGTTGATACTACGGTTCCTCCTGGTTGTAGGATAGATAGGTCTTGGTCTACGGACATATCTACATCCAAAGTATTTTCTTGTACCAATCCTACTATACCCAGTCCTTCTTTTGCACGTGGTAGTAGATATAGTTTATCCCATTCAGGTCCATCTATCAAAGATGATGTATAGTTGTAATCTACTTGGTTAAAGATTGCTCGTATTACATCTCTAGCCCTTATTGTAGGTAGAAATTGTTGTACTTGCATTGGAGATATTTGATTATCTATACTACCTGTTCCACTATTATCTCCACTTACTTGTATTCTTGGTGTTGCTGGAAAAACTACTGTATCATCTCTTCCATAATCTGCAAGAGGATAGAAGATACTACCACCGAGTAAATTATCACTCCACGAATCTATGATACTACCACTTGTTAGGTTATGGTTGTATTCACTAAAATCAGCATCTATGATTAGTTTATCTGCTAGGTTATCGTTAAATTGTATTACATTATCTGTAATCTGGCACTTATAGTTGATATACCCATTATCATCATTTACTATTTCTAGTAGTTGGAATTGTCCTTCCAAAAGGGTTTCACCATTGTAGATAATATAACCCGTTATAGTATTGTATAGTGCTGGTATATCTTCTGCACCCATTGTCCATGGGTTCTTAAAGAATCTATTGTTTCTTTTAGTTCCTGGCAAATCAAAAGTTTGAGACCCTACACCGAAGAACTTTCCTATCTTTTGGTTTTCTACTGCAGAGACATCAAGACGTAGTGGTATTCCACTATCTATATCTAAATCATAGGTACTTCCTTCGTATATAACTCGTATCAGTATATCTTGTTTCATTTATCTGCCTAGTCTTTGGTTAGAAAGGGTATATTCTATTCTGTATTGGAATACCTTTTGTGCTTTTTTGTTTGTATTATGAACGTATGCTGAATTGGTTATTAGTACCGGTATAAATAAGTTTCCTTCTTGGATATATACACTTGGAGATTCTAGCAACTCACTCATCCACTCTGCCTGTTCTTGGGTTAGAAGTTCAGTTGATATACTATATCTATCGTTACTTTGTATATTATAGTACTCATGTCCTCTCCTTAATCCATTATATGGTGCAGTTTGAGATGAGTAGTCTATCATTGGTTTAGTTATTTGTTTCTTATCCAACGAGGTGTTATGTGCCTTGGGTAAAGATATACCATGGGAATCCCATACTCCAAACGAGTTGATAAATAGGAAATTCACTCTTGGGTAGTTGCATCCTTCTCTATCTATGGTATAGTAGAATGAACTACTACCTACTACTATCTCGTAGTATGCAGTCAAGTCCAATTGGTTTTGAGTTATACCTGCATCTAATAGGTTTTTAGGATGGGATGGTATATATGTTCCATTAGCATCTGTTGTACCGCTTAGAGTTGTTGAGGTTACTATCTGTCCGTTAGATTGGTATAGTACTACTCCTGGTGTTGTTATACCAGTTCCTTTATATGCAATTACACCATAATCACTTGGTGCAACTTTCTTGTAGTTGTTTTCGGTATTACTTGTAGTTGAGTTAGGGTAGTTAGTTAGGTAGATGTTGTTTCCATATACATCATCCCAATTCCATCCCACTCCGTTGTTTGGATTTACTGTTGCTGGCCATACTACTGATGGTGTACCTGTCACTGCAGGGTTTCCTACTACATCGTTTCCATCGTAGATTGTTACTGATGATGAAGGGGATGTACCATAACTTTCACCGAACTTGATTGCAAAGGTTCCTATGGAACTTCCTAAATCAGTAGTAGTTGTACTATCGAATATATCAGTTCTATACTCCAAGTAGTCATTCATTATCCTAGCAGGGTCAAAGATTGCACTTCCTGCTGGGTTAGGGTATTGTTTAACTCTTGTCAGTATATCACTACCCGATACTACATCCATTACGTATTGGTATTGGGGATAGGTTATATCATTACTATCTACTGCATATACCAAGGAGGTATATGTTGCGTTAGGGTAGGTTGGTTGTTGTAGTATTGTTATTGCCATTATTTTATCGTTGCTCCATTATTTAGAAAGGTTGCAGTTAGATTTTTATTTATATCTTCTTCACCAGCCTCAAGTAGTGCTTCATCCAAGTATTGGTCTACTAGCTGATTATATGATTTTACTATAAATGGTCTTGGTCTAAATCCACTTATTCTATTCTTAAATTGTCCAGGTTCATATAAAGATTGAGGGTTTGCAGGGAACTTTACTTGGGTTCCATTTACTCCACTATCTTGATACACCCCATAATCCTTCATGGTTATATCCAATGTAGGGTTGTTTGCATCAGTTACTTTATAGTTTACTGAACGGACAAGAGCACCGGTCTTTATTAACCCTTGTTGGATTATATTATCTTGTAGTATCTCTACAAGTTTTTCTCCAGCCTTCTCTAAGACCTCTTGTTTCTTTTTGTTATCCATATATGTTTTAGTCCGTAGAATAGTTGTTTTCCCAAGATACCAAAGAACCCCCCTACCAAACCTAGTAGAGCTGTCATTGCTATATCATTCCAACTTATAGTCATTATCGTAGTGGCTGTAAATCCACTTACATATGCAATCTTATCATCTATATTCATCTTATTCAGGTATATTGCAGTAGGTTATCCCAGTTCCTGCTGATTCTAGGTTTATAGTTGCAACCCACCCTGCAGCTTTATCACCGAAGGCCTCTATTAGTGGTACTATACCACCTATTGTTATACCGAACTCGTATTGTACGGGTCCATCTAATATAAATGAGTATATATCATATATACCTTGTTCTGTATTTGATAGTGCAATTCTTCTATCTAAATCACTTATCTTTGGCACATCAAGTGAGTACATCTCGAAGGTTAGTGTTCTTACTCTACCATCTACTCCACTCAGTCCTTGGGAACTCATTGGTCTCATAAATAGGAGAGGATATCCTCTATTCACTACTGCATCCAATTGGTCTATTGGTCCATGGCCAAATCCTTTATAGTATTGGTTTTGAGTTGTTGCCAACTCGAAGGTATTTATTATTTCGTTGTAGTTTATCATCTTATCTTCTCCAACTTAATTGTTGTAATCTTATTCGTTCTTTCTTATCTTTTTCTCGTTGTAGTTCTTCTTCCAACGATAGCCAGTTAAATATGGTTACTATATTTACCTTTGTTACGTCTGTTTCCCCAGTGAGTTTGAGTATTCCTCCATCTTTTGCAAGTTGGTGGAGCGTATAGAACCATCCATAGAATCCAGCAACTGATTGAACACCTCCATCACTTTCTTCTTCTCCTTTTTCGCTTTCTTGGGTAGGGAATAAATTATCGTATCTCTTGATAAGTTGAGACCTATGTACAAAAAAAAACTATATGCTCCGAGAGCAACTGATATTGGTAGGTTCTTAAATCGTTCTTCGTTCCACTCTCGTTTCTCGGTATCATACTCATCTACTTGATAGTACTTAAATAAGTTTTCTGAGCTTCCTACTGCATACTTTACGTTATGTTTGAGTTTCCATTCTATACTATCCAATCGGTGTTTGGTTACTGGTCTGTATAGTATTGCAAGTACTTCATGCAGAGATGATATACCCTTACTTAATTTATTATCTAAATCTATATACTCACCCCCACTCATCTTATGTATTGGTTGCAATCCCCATAGTTGGTTATCCCACTCGAAGATTGGTAGAAAGGTTGATTGTAGTTCTCCTATACGTTCGTGGAGTTCTTTATATATCTGCAAGATAGATTTTAGTTCCCACGTTCTTACTTCACTTTCATCTTTATCAGCAACTGCAGCAACTATTCGTATCATTCTTTCACCTTCGGTTAGGTGGTCGAGTGTTCCAAACTTCTGGTATTGTCCTACGGTTATCTGTGCCGGTATTGTTATTTCTATTTGTTTTCCCATATAGTTTATTATATTTTCATTTAGGTATTGGTATAAATGAAAAAACCCTCACTATTTCTAGCGAGGGTAAAGTTTGGCAACTTTGATTATTTTTTATTTTAGATATGGTGCAGTTTCGTCATCTGCCACTAATTGCTCTATTACATCTTTTACGAAGTATTCAGTATCAGGGCTACTAAATCCAAACCCATTTCTTTCTTTATAGTGCCAGTAGGAGTATTCACCTACATCATCTGTCCCTTCGTAGTAGTTTATTTCTACATCACTCAGGATATATTGTTTAGCATATATTCTTAAAAGTTCTAGTAGTTGGTTATTAGTTAGTGTTTCCTTATAGCCATCTGTTAGCTTAAAGATGTCCCATCTAAAGTTTTGTTCTACTACTGGTAGTGCATCAAAGTTTTCTTCTGTAATTGTACTCATTTTTTTGTGGTATTTATTATTATTAGTTTTCTATATAAGCTAATATACTACTATTTTTTCGTATATCCAAATCTTTTTATACTTTTTTGTATATACCTCTATTCTTTATCTGGCATATCAAGCTTGCACTACACCCTATCACTCTTGCAATCTCTTTATTAGTTTTAGAAGATTTTCTTATTGCTCTGATTTGTTCATCAGTAAATCTATATCTTATTTTTCGGTTAGGGTATTCCTTTCTTTCTTCTTCTACCTCATCTTCTCCATCTTGGAATGCAAAGAATGAGTTTTTCCCTATATTATCCCATTTACTATTTAGTTCATCTGCTCTTCTGGCAATTACATCAAAATCTTTCTTAAAGGTATTTGCCTCTCTTACCCATAGTAGTTTCTCCGAGAGTTGTTTTAGTTTTACTCCCCAATCTACTACTTGGTTAAATTGGTAGTCTACATCGTGTTCGTTGTATTGGAACTCGTTGATTTCTTTTTTGATTAGTGCTACTTCTAATTGGATTGTTTCGTTTTTTGTTAAATCTGTTTTCATGCTATAATATAATTTAGTTTATGGCTTACCTTCGTGGTAGGCCTTTATATTATAACACTGCACTTTTAGTTTGTAGTTATGATTTCGGTGTTTTTTTTCATTTTTTTTTCATTTTTATGATATTATCAAAGAATAGTATAGTTTGTTGTCATATTCTTACCCAACACCGATGTATATTTTCTTGTTACTTGGGTTCTGTATCCTATTCCAATTACATATTGCCAGAGACATTACAGTATCATCGTGTGCTCCACTCATTGCACCATACTGAACTTTCCCACTTGGTAGGTATTTGTATTGGAACATTTGCAGTTCTTGGTATAGTGGTTGGAATAGTTTAGGCGAGGGTAGTTCCAATCCACCATCTGCTATATCACTTATCAACCTTCTTATTATATTTTCCTTACTCTGGTTAGAGGTTATAAATGATTGTGCGTTTCTATACCTTTTTCGTATCATCTCATATACTGGATCACCTACTCCATTGGTTTCTACAAAGAGTTTAGTTTTGTATCTCTCGCAGTAGTAGGTTACTTTATCTACTATCTCTGTATATTCCAATCCTCGTGCTCTCCATATCCATACTACTCTACCACTTGTATCCATTATAGTTAGTACTGCGTAATCACCCTTGGTTCCTATATCCAGACCTCCATATGTCCTCTCTCTCGTGTTTATCCACTCATCGAGGATACATACTCCATCTATATTAGTAAATACCTCTCCATCTCCCTCTTGCCAGATTGCTTCAAACTCTTGTTGGTAGATTGCAGGTGGTAGGGATTCTTTTTGTTCTTTGAGGAACTCTGGTGATACGAATGGGGATATACTTGATGGTGCAGTATATGAGTTGTATTGTTCTTCACCACCCATACCTCTTTGGAAGTATTGGTAGAACCAGTTTTTACTCTTGGGTGTTCCTGCTACCAAACATTTCTTACCTTTTGCAGTTAGGGTTGGTAGTATTGCCTTGTTAAATGCATCATCATCTATATCTTGTGCTTCATCCAAGAATGCGTAGTCTATACTCAGTCCTCGTATCGTTTCTGGTTTCTCTGCTGAACGGAAGTATATTCTACTACCATTTACGAGGGTTATTATCTTCTCACTCTTGTT